GACCAGATCCTGATAGGCCAGGCACAGAGCCGTGATACGCCCACCCACGTTTCCCGCCGACAGCGTCGGCACCGGAGGCTGATCCGGGTCGATCACGAAGCCCTGGGCGATGATCGGCCAGGGCTCGAACACATTCCCCTGCCAGTAGATCGGCCCGACCTGCGTGTAGCCATGGAACCGCAGGATGTCGCCGGCGCCGCCGCCGGTGATGGATCGTGCGTCGATCTCGAACAGCTCCACCCACGCTCCCGGCTGCAGCGTCTGGATATCGGAAAAAATCGTCACGGAACGAAGTCCTCTTCGAAAACGGCCGTCAGCGTCACGAGGCCTGCGACGGCCGGCGACTCGGTATAGGCCTCGCACACGAAGTAGCCCTGCGTGCCGTTCGGCGGTGTCCACAGGAACGAACGAGCACCGGCATGCGCGTCGAGGAAGTCCGTAATGGGCTTCAGCTCGTAGGCGTAGACGTCAGCGACCGTGATGTTCCACTTCCGCTGGGCGCTGTTTATGCCGTCCTGCGCTCGCTGGGTATAGCCGTCGCCATACCCAGCCTTGAGCACCGAAAACGTCTTCGACCCGTTCGTGCCCGCGTGGACCTCGAAATTGAAGACATCAGCCACGAGAGGCCCTCCATAGCTTTCCGCCCGGCTGCATCGACATCGCGATTTCCTTCTGGGCTACCGCCCGCATCTGCTCGCCCATGGTCTTGCCGAACTCGCTCGCCTGGCTCGCGGTTACGTCGGAGGACGCACTGCCATCGCTGGCGATATTGATGTTCACCGCCACCTGTACGGCGCCGACGTTGGAGCCCTGTGGCGCACCGTTCTGCATCGGCGTGATCGTTCCGCCCTCCTGCCCGGTGAGCAGGTAGGTCTGCCCACCAGCCGTGCGGTACACCTCCGGATGCTGCTCCGCGACTCGATAGGCGCTGTTCGCCGTCGTGGAGCCGCCGCCGGCGCGATAGCCACCCCAGGTGACTGCGGTGGAGCCCGCACCGGCATAGTCGCCACCGGTGAGGCCGAAGCCGCTGGCCGTCGACGATGCCGGGGAAGCGCTCGGCGTAAAGAAGCTAAGACCGTAGCTCAGCAGCGAAGCCACGGCCCGGTTGGATGCCAAGCGTGCGGCCTCGCTCAGGACCGACGACACGAAGCCCTTGATGCTGGCCGTGCCCTTCGTCGCGGCGCTGGCCAGGAAGTCCGACAAACCACCGCTGGTCGACGTGACGAAGGAATAGAACGTCCCCGCCGTGTCCGTAGCCTGGTCGCTGAGTTCCGCCATTGCCCGGCGGGAGCCCGTGGTCCAGTCCGCGCGCGCAGCGTTGACCCGCTTCTGCGCATCCTCGTCGATCTGCACCAGGCGATCCGTGCTGGCCTGCTGAGCCTGGGCCTGGGCGTCGTATGCGGCCTGATCGATCTGCTTGTTGCTCAGCTGCGAGGAAAGCCGCACCAACTCGTCAGCGCCCTGCCGGCGAATCGAGATGATCCGCTGCATGTTGCTGAACTCGCGATCGCCCATGGAAAGGCGCTGGACCTGTAGGTCGGCGTCGGCTCGCGCCGCGGCTTCCTGGCGGCCCAGGGCATCGACGTAGGCGTTGATGGCACGCGCCGTCTTGTCCCGTGCCGCGGCCTCCTGCTCCACCAGCACGTTGTCGCGGCTGATCGCGTCGGCCTCCAACTTGTGGGCGTCGGCGGACAGCTCGGCGATGCGCTGGTCGTTCTTCACCCGGTCGGCACCAGCCACCTTACGCTGCTGGAGCCTGGCCATCTCGGCCTGGATCGCCGAAACCTGATCGGCCTCACCCCTCCACAGCAAATCCCGGGACTGCTGGTAATAGGCCGACTCGGCAACGGCGCCCGACTTCCGTTCCGCATCCAGCTGCTTCTGCTGGTTGGCGTACGAGTCGGTGATCCCTGCCAGCGCCGACTTGAACTTCGCCGCTTCGGCGCTGACCTGGGCGCTGTCCAGCGCCTTCGCCGCGCTCTGGCCGGCCTTGTCCGTGTACTGGGTCTCGATGTACTTGAGCGATGCCGCCTGCTGCGCTTCGATCGCCGCGCGGTCCTGCGGCCGTGCCGCCAGCGCCTTCTGAGTCGCGTCCTTGACCTTGGCGATATCCTTCGCTTTCGCCTCGTCGGCCTTGGCGCGGCGGGCATAGTCATCGAGCACGTCCGACGCCCGCTTGCCCTCCTCCTGCACCTTCTGGTTGTCGGCGGTGTTCTGCGCGACCCACTGGTCCCACTGCTCCCCGGCACCGATGGCGTCCTTCTGAGTGAGGAGGCTACGGATGCGCGGCAGGTTGCTGTAGTTGTACTTCGTCGCGGTGGCGAGGAAGTCCGCGTCGCTCATGTTGCGCGTGCCGGGGAAGTTGTTCTTTTCGCCCTGCAGCTTTGCGTTCACGTCGGCCAGGTCGTCGGCCGTGCTGTTGGACCTACCGATGCCCTTGATCGCGTCCCAGCCCTCGCTGGCAGCATCCCGAACGTCGCGCCACTTCCTTTCGATGAAGCCGAGGTTCTCGACCACGCGCTTGCGCCGATCCTCGAGCGCCTGCGATGCGGCTTCCTGGGCGGCCGTCGCGGCTTCCTCGGCCCGCCCCTCTTCAGCGAGCTGCTTGATGTGCTCGTACTGGGTCGCGGTCAGCAGGTGGTACTGATCGTCCAACTCGCGAATGGCACGAACGGGATCGTCGCGCAGCGCGACGACCGAGGCCACAGCCTCCTGCAAGCTCTTCCCGGTCACCTCCGCCATGTCGACGGCAAGCTGGCCAGCCTGCTGAAGCGTGTCGCCGCTCACCTTGCCGGACTCGATCAGCCCCTGAAGGGCGTCACGCGCTCGGCCGTACTGACCCGTGGTGGCCCCGATGTTGGCAGCCATGCCGTTCACCTGCGAGGCCGTGACGCCCGCGGCATCGCCGGTCGCGATGATGGCGCGCGTGATCGCCTGCTGCTCGGTGTAGCCTGTCGCCGCGGCCACGGCCAGCACGCCGATGGAACCCGCCAGCGCCCCGACACCGAGCGCCGCAGGCGACAGCAGCGCCGCCAGTAGCCCGGTGTTGTTGGCCATCGTGAGAAGCGAGCTTTGGAAATTCCCGATGTCACCCCGGGCAAGCTCGCCGATCAGCGTTCCAAACTCGCGGCGCGCGGCCGCCGAGTTGAGCGAGAAGCCGTGCAGCGACTCGCCCGCATCGCCAATGTCCTTGCGGCGCTGCTGGATGGTGCTGGCGAAGCGCTCGAAGTCGTCCGCGCCGATCAGCCCCGCTGACTTTGCCTTCCGAAGCTGCTGCTCCTGCTGGTCGAGGCGCTCCAGCGCCGCAATGGTCGGATCGATCTGCTTCAGCAGCTTTTCGAAGGCGACGCGCTGCGCATCCGTACCACCAGCGCCAGCGCGCGCCGCGTCCGCCGAGGCAGCGGACCGCTGGCGGTATGCCTCCGCGGCTTCCTGTGCACGACGGCTGGCCGCCACCTGGGCGTTGATGTCGGTGACAGCCGCCCGCGACGACTCGCCTCGCTTCTGGGTTGCCTGGGCGGCCGCGGCGTCTGCACGCACCTGATCAAGGGACGCGTCCACCATCGCGCGGATGCGGTCCCGAGCCTGCTCCGCCGTCTCGCCAAGGGCCTCGGTGGCCTTGGCCTGGTCGGTGGCCGCCTTCGCTGCCTGCTCGTTCGCCTTGGCCGCCAGATCGTTGGCTGCGGCCACCTGCTGGCCAACCGTCGCCAGGTTCTCGTAGGAACTGACCTGGCGATCGATCGCTGCGGTGAGTTTCGCAATCTCGGCCGCAACCGGCCCGAAAGCCTTCGACAACGCCGCGACCATGTCCTCCGCGTTGCCGGCGGAGTTGGTCATGGCGTCCAGCACATCCGTCGCCTTACCGGCCGAAGTACTGTCGACCGCTACGACAAGGCGGGCGGTTTCATCGGTCACGTGACGTCCTCATTGCTGCTCGGCCCGCCAAAAGGCGTCAAGCTGTTCGATGGCCTGCACCTGCCAGGGGCGCAGCGAGACGCCCTCCAACTGCTGGAAGGCGGCGATCTGGGTGTGCGTGATGGGCTCAGGGCCCATGCTCCTGGGCCGCTGCCGCGAGAGGCGCTGAAAGATATCCATCAAGTCCTCGAACCCAGCTGGACACGTCCCGTACTCGGTCAACGCTTTCGGCTTCTTGCCTGACGACTTCCAGTGTGCGAGCAGGTGCTGCCGCACGGTGCGCTTACCGCGCACCCGGTCGAGCTTCAGTTCGCCTTGGACCCACCGGTAGAAGGCGCCAAGCCTTTGCCGAAAAAACGCTCGTCGTCCATCGCGAAGCGGTCGACCTGCTCGGCGACGAGCTGGGCCTCGCTGAGGAACGTGGTCACGTTCGCCGGCGTGCACTCCATGTCGAAGTTCCAGCTGACCACGAGGCTCGCGATGAGGGCCAGGCGATCAGCCTCGCGCTGCGCCTCGTCCGGCTTGCCGTTCTCGGCGATGCGATCGCGGATCTCGGCCAGCTTCGCGCGGTAAGCGTCGCAGCGGTAATTCCTCACCACGAGGTAGCGCGAGGTGGGCGTGCCATTGGGCAGCGCGATCTGCAGCGTCACACCCGCGTTGGTCACCTTGCGGGTGGCGAAGTCGGACATCTCGAACGCGGCGGGGGTCTGGGTCTTATCGGTCACAGGGGAATCCTTCGAAGCACGGGGAGGAAGGCGCGCAAAGCGCGCCCTATGGCTTTACTGGTTGGCCGGCGCCACGTAGGGAACGCGCTCGAGCATCAGCTCGGTCGTGGTGGTTGCGTCGTAGAGCGCGCGGAAGTTCAGCTGTTGCACGCCCAGGTCGTCGCCGTTGTAGCTGTCCTGGGCGGACGTGAAGCGCTCGCGCGGGAGCGTCAGGCGGTAGGCATTTCCGTTCGTCGCCTTATCCGTCACCGTCACCTGCATCTCGGTATCGACTTCGTTTCGGTACTTATTCTTCAGTACCGCGTCTTCGATGTAGGCGGACAGGTCGCCGGTGACGTCAATCATGCCGATCTTCATGCCGTAGGCCGGCCGATTGAACAGGCTGTACTTCGCCTCGATGTTGTTGCCGAGGGTGATGTTCAGGTCGGTGGCCGCATTGAACTCGGCGTCGTCGAGGTCGAGCGAGCCCTCGAACGTGGTCATGTAGTCGGTCGTGGTCGGCTGGGCGAACGTCGCACCGTTCGGCACCACGTACGCTTCTTCGGCCTTGCCGACGACGGAGAACGTGACCGTGATCTTCTCCTGCAGCGGGCAGGCGAACTTGAGCTGGTTGATCTGCACGCCGCGGTAGATCGTGTCGATGCCGATATCGAGGTTTCGCTTCAGAATGGCGAAGCTGCGGCGTACCGTGCCCGTCTTGAGCACGTCGCCCGCCCAGGTGCCGCAGAAGGCCGCCTGCAGCAGGTCGTCGAAGGTTCCGTAGGAAAGCTCGCCGACGATGTCGCCGCTTAGGGACGTGGCACCGCGGCGCGCGGCCTTGCGGTGGCGATCGGCCGAAATCTCGTTCGACTGGATCTCGCTGCTCTGTTCCTGCACGCCGTTCTGCGTCAGGCGGATGGGCTTGAACTGGGGATTGGCCGCGATGGTGCCGTCGGCGGCTTCGAGGACGTAGTAGTAGGCGACGCGAGCGCCCGATGCGGCGATGCCAGCGGTCATAGGGTGTTTCTCCGGTTACTGGGTGACGCGGTGCTGCCAGCTGCGCCAACGAATGGACAGCGACAAGGTGAGCCAGCCTTCCGACCGGCGAATGGAGGAGCGCGAGCAGCGCTCGATGTGGACGGTCGTGCCTTCGAAGTCGAACGACGAACCCGGGTCGAACCGCGTGGACACCACGTCGGCGTCCATCAGCATCACCGGCGCGCCAGCGTCGAGCGGGTGATTGATGTCGATCTGCAGGATGCCCACCCGCTCGATGGGCGCATGAATACCGATCCCAGCGGGAGCAGTGCTCGCGGGTAGCCCGTAAAGCGCCACCCACGGTGCGTCGGCCGGAGGGTCGAACGCCTTGCCCTCGTATGCCGTCGGATAGGCAATACCCGTCCCTTGCCACGCCCTTACGAGCGCAGCATTGATCTTGAATTCGGACATGCCTACCGCCGGGTGATCGTGGGAATGTTCTGCGTGATTCGAGCCATCGCGACGCGCACCATGCCCGCCGGCGCCTGCGAGCTGTGCCCCTCGTACTCAAGCACCTGCGCATACGGCAGGTTGTTGGTCAGGTAGGTGATGCTCCCTGCCCCACCCATGTTCACGTTGACGTCCTGCACGGACGAAGACCCGCTGGGGTCCACGCGATCCAGCTGGCCGGCGGCCGGCTTCGCAATGCTGGTCTGCCAGTTCCCACGGAAGCGGCCCCCGACGTAGCCGACGGGAGAGACGATGTCGATGCCGTCCTTGAGCTTGCGGCCTGGCTTCAGCCGCCCGGCCTTCGTCAGGTTCGCGGGGTCATCCCGCAACCCCGCGTTGTGCTTCTGCACCTCGGCGTTGTAGTAAGCCGCGGACCGATTCACGGCCCACAGCTCCGCGTTGCCGACTGGCGACGACAGGATCACGTCCGAGAACAGTGCGAGGGTGATTCCCCGCACGTCGCGGTCGATGTTGTCGTTCGCCAGCTTTGCGAACGCTGCGACGCTCTCGCGGAAGCCGGGCATCAGCCGCGCACCTGTAGGCGGTAGGCCAGCGCCGTATCCGCAGGCTTGACGGTCTCGATCTTCACAATCGTAAGGACCGCCGTGCCCGCCAGCAGCCGGTCAGTAGCCATCGGCTCCTGGGCGGGTCCGAGGATTACCATGCGGTCGCCAGCCAGCACCTGATTGGCCATGGCGTACTCGGCCGTGATCGTGCGGAACAGGCCGATGGTGTCCAGTTCCATCGGGCCGCTGCCCGTGGTTTGGCCCGTTGCGGGGTCATACGACCCCTCCCCCTTTCGGCGCAGGACCATCGGACGGCCAAACTCGTCCAGCAGCTCCGTTACCGTAGCCGCCATCTCGTCGTAGAAATCCATGGCTATGCCCGTATGGCGAAGAGGCCGCCGCGCTTCAGCAGCACGGCCACGAGGGTTTCAGCCTTTGCGAAGGCGCTCACCGGCAGCACCTTGCCCGGGTTGGCGTACTTCACGGTCACCGCGCCGTCCACGGTCTTTTCGACCACCGGGCCGGTGTCCTGCGGCGTGACCGTTTTCTGAAGGTCGTTCGTCTTGGCCTCGATCGCGAACGCCAGCTGCGCGTATTGCAGCTCGCGTGGCACTGAGTTGAGCGGGAATCGGCAGCCGTTGAGCCACACGTCCCTGCGCGGCCAGGCCAAGGCCTGTGTGCTGGATGCGCGGCAGCCCAGCCACCGCGCATCGTATTCGCCCAGCTTGTCCATCGCCTTGACGAGGAGAACCTCGCGACCGGCTTCATCGGCCGGCACCGCAGCCCCACGTTTCAGCGCATACGCGGCCAGATCCTCGGCAGTCGCGTAGGACTCCGCGTCGGGCTTTCCGGTGCCGTCTTCGATGATGAGCATGGGTTACGCCTGGTCGGCCAGCAGGGCCTGGAGGTCGGCCTTCTTGGCGTTGGTAGCATACTCGATGCCCTTCTCGTCCAGCTGCTTCTTCAGCTCGACGACCGTGGGGCCCTTGGCGTCGCCTTCGCCCTCGCCGTCCGTGCCGGAGCCCGAGCCGGCACCACCGCCGTTGTCGCGCGCGGCCTTGGGCTTGGTCCTTGCCTTGCCTTCGCCGGGCACGCCCTGCTCAGGGGTCTCGCCGACCGTGTTCTGGGCCAGCTCGATCTTGTCCGCCGTTCCGCCGAAGCCCCAGCGGGCCTTGTCGTGCGGACGGGTGTAGTTGTCGGCATTGCCGTGATCGTTCGCCATGTCAGTTCCTTACGCCATCGAGCCGGCGCTCTTGAGGGAGGTGATCAGCGCGTTGAGCTGCGTGATCGCGGATGCCGCATCGGTCGCCGGGGCAACGGCAGCGGCCTTCTTCACCCCGCCGATGGTCGTAGCAGTCGCCGCGACGGGCACAGCAGGTTTCGCACTCTTCAGGGAGCGCGGGAGGCCCTTGGCCATGTTGGAATCCTCGGTAGTGCCGGCGCCGGTGTACTGGCGCCGGCGGGTGGATTACTGGCCGGTGCCGGTGACGAGGAACGCCAGCGGCACCTGCTTGCGGTCCATGATGCGGTTCCAGTTCGTGGCATCCGCCAGATCCGCCCAGCTGGCGGAACGCGGGGTGGTCTCGGTTTTGTTGCCGGTCACGACCGCGCTGGTGAAGGTGTAGCCGAACGGGTGCAGGAGCCAGGTCTTGCGGGTCCACAGCGTTTCGACACCGCCACCGTTGGCACGAGCGGCAACGCGCTCGTATTCCAGCGGGGTGTGCGGCGTGCCGTTACCGTAGCCGATGGCGCCGGCACCGAACACGATCGACAGGAACTGGCGGTTCGCATCGGAGCCGAACACGGGCATGCCGTCTTCGAAGACCACGCGGGAGCCCTGGTAGAACGGGATCACCGTCTTCTGGTCGCTGTCCGGCACGAAGTCGATCAGGTTCTGCTTGCGAAGCTGGTTGTAGACGAACGTGTGCATCGCCACGGTGCCGAGACCATTCAGGGCGTCACCCATCGTGGCGGTGGCGTCAATGTAGGCACCCGCATCCCAGCCGCCAGCGGCGGTCACGACCATGTCGTTCTGAGTGTGGTACGCATCGGTCGCGCCGACGTTGTCGTTGTAGATGCCGACGGCCGTCGCGATCAGGCGGCGCTGTGCCTGGCGCTGCCAGAAGTTGTCCAGGCGTGCGGCCACCGACTCGAGCGGGTTCTTGGTGGTCAGCTCGATCGTGAGGTCCGCCTGGCCGAAGCCTTCGTTGAGGTAGGCCACGCGCGCGGTCATTTCGCCGGTGTCGACCTTGCGCGGGACCGCGACGTCCTCGTACACGTCGTTCGAGTAGTTCGGCTCGACGCTGGCGTCGATCGGCTTCCAGAACGGCACGTTACCGATGTTGGACGGGCCGTTCGCGATCTCGCCCATCTGGTCGGTCGACGCGAGCACGCCGGACTGGAAGAACGCCGTCTTCTCGACCGGCTCCTGCGTCTGGTAGGACGCGAGGACCGGGATGTTGCCGGTGACGATGTCACCGATGGTGGTGATTGCCATGGGGGTTACCTTTGCTTGGCTTCCTCAACCAGACGGTTGAAGGTGGTGGGGTCATCCCGAAGCAGCGCGGTGCGCTCCGCTTCGGAGTAGTCGGACAGCTTCGTTTTTGCGGCCCCGCCGCCCTTGGCACCGCCGGCCCCGCCGCCGGATGCCCGAGTCCCTGCGATCAGCGGCGCGAAGGCCGGATCGTTGGAGAATTCGTTCTTGAGGTCGTCCAGGCTCAGCGCCGAGGGACGACCATCCTTGTCGCGCACGACCACAGTCGGGCGACCGTCGCGCGTTTCCATGTCGAGCCGCTCCTCGACGAAGCGGGAGAGAATCCGCTCGCTGCCGGTGACGGCCAGGCCGGCCGCCAGTTCGATCGCAGCGCGGCCCACGGTGAGATCACGGACCTGCTTTCGCAGCGTGCCCAGCTCGCTGTCCTTCTCGCCGATGGCCTTCGTGTGCTTCTCGGTCCAGCTGCGGTCGAGGGCTTCGACGTCGCCGCCCTTGCGCGCCAGCTCTTCGGCAGCCTTGCGGGCTTCCTCGTCGGCCTGCCGGCGGCGTTCGCCCTCGGCCTTCTTCTCGTCCAGCAGCTCCTGAACCTTCTTTTTCAGGCCGGACACGTCTTCCGGCTGGGGTGCGCCTTCTATGGCCAGAACGAACTTGCCGTCCTTCTCCACGTAGAGCGCGCGCGTGGCATCGTCCAGCCCGTCAAGGCTGTCAATCTGATACTTGAGCATGGTGCCTCCCAGAGGCGTTGAAGCCGGCCCGGCCGGCGGGTGATCTTCCAATTGAGCCGCGTGTGCTCTATGACTGGCGTATGCGGGCCGTGGGGCTCGCTACTAAAAAGGACTTCCATTGAACGCATCTATCCAGCCCAGCGCCCGGACGAGTCTGTTCGCACCGATAGCCTTTACACTCATTGGCGCCGCTATCACCGCCCTCGCGGGGTGGCTTGGCGCTCATGAGTCGGCCAAGCAAACCGCTCGTACAGCGTGCGTGGCACGTCTCGACGAGCAGGAAAAGCTGTTGCGCGAGAAGAGCGACCCGTTCCTCGCCGCTCTCGGCGCCTTCATTGTTGATTCGACGCAATCAAAGGGTGACGAGTCACCTGAAGCAATGGCCAGCGCGAAAGAACTGATCAAAGCGGGCTACGTAATTTCGGCATACGCCAGGCCCGAACTAGCTCTGCGGTCTGTTCATGTCTCAAGCGCTCTCACTCTCGCTATAGCTCCGGGATCAGGAGAGACAGAGCGCCGTAAGGCGTTCGAGGCCGCCGCTAATGACCTACATGAGTGGCCCAATGCCTTCCTTAAAGAAGTCAAAAGTGTTGACGATGCGCGCGGGCGATGCTCAGAGTAATCACAGACTCGCCCGCTCGAAAGCCAAGGGCTCCAGCGCTTTCATCTCGTCCAGGGTCAGGGGCTGGAAGTTGCGGTCCAATTGAAGCGCTGCGAATCGCTCGGCACTCAGGCCGCCGTTCGCCAGCAGGCGTGCGCGTGTTGGGCCGATGGCCGTTTCAATGAACGCCATCGGCTGCCGCTTCAGCCACTCGTAGTACGCTTCGTTCGCCGGCACCTGCTGCACCTTGCCGTCTACTATCGCCGGACGCGTGGCGCCCTGTCGCAGCGCCATCAGGTCGTCGGGCAGCTCCGGCACCTCGGTGGTGCGACAGTTGATGTGCAGCGGCGAGCGCGGCCCTGAGTCCAGGGGCCACACCGTCTGGTCCAGCGACCGGCAGACGACCGTCGTCTTGCTGTCGAGCGTGGCAATCAGCCTGCGGCCGACGACGACATCCTGATTCGCCTGGAACGTCTCATTGCGCGCGACGCTGCTGGCATGCTGCACCGACGTGTGGATCACGGCCTGCGCATGCCTGGCGGTCGTGCTGAGCACGCCGTCGGCATAGTTCCGCGCTTTCGTGCCGCGAATGTCGCGCACCAAGTCCGCGTTCGTCCGACCCTCGTATACCCCGCGGCGGATCGTGCCCACCACGCCGTCGCGCTCGCTCTGGCTCCAGTCGGCGACAAAGCGGTCCAGAAGCTTGCCGCCGCCAGCGCCGCGCACGCCCAAGGGCCGAGCCAGCACCGCCGATCGCACCTGGCTGGAGGCCGGCACGCTGGCATCGAAGCCGATGGTGTCCGTCAGCGCCTTGGCCGAGAACGCTGCCTCGTGCTGGGCGAACTCAAGGACCGCCTTCGACAGGTCCGCCGCGAAAGCGGATTGCAGCACGGCCATGGATCGCTCCGTGGCGCTGAGCAGCGTTTCCAGCTTGGACCGGCCGAATGCCGTCAGCTCATCACCGCTCAGCTTCACGCGGATCAGGGCGTCGATCTTCCGCAGCACCGGCGAGAACTGCGCCACCTCGCCGGCGGTCAGGCGCTGGATCAGCACCTGATGGCGGGTGAGCGTGTCGACCAGCGCCGCGGAAATTGCCATCACGCCACCTCGCTATCGTCCAACGCATCGGCGGCACCGCCGCCCGGGTTCTGCTGCGCGATCTCCTCGCGGATCTCGTCGTCCGTCTTGTCCGCGTCGATGAACCCGGCCTCGCGTGCCTTGGCCCAGAAGTCGCTTTCGGGGATCAGGCCCTGCTGCACGCCGGCGAACAGGGCGGTCAGCGTCTGCGCGTCCAGCTTGTCCGTGACGAACTTGGTTGGGATCGCGAAGCTGACCGTGCCCGTGACGCCCTCAAACGCCTGCACCCAGCCCAGGGCCTTCGTGTAGGCCGCCGAGACGTTGTCGCAGACCAGCGACAGCACGCTGTGCGCCGTCGCGTCCTCGCTGTCCGTCTGCGTGGCGGTCTTCACCGCGGAACCGGGCTGCACCAGGCGCGCGCCGTGCGCGGCGAGCTGGGCCTCCTTCTGGTCCATGGCTTCCTTCGCCAAGATGTTGGGCGAGGCCTGAAGCATCACGGCCGAGCCGCCGGCGGGCAGCATTCCCACGGAACGGGAGCCGACGTAGATGCCCTGCGCTTCCAGATGGTCACGCCATGCCTCGTCCAGGCCCGATAGCCACACCTGCGGCTGCCCGCATGCGTAGACCGAATCCTCGTAGTCGGCGCTGTTCCTGTAATGCGCCAGGTTGATGACGCACAGGTCGTACATGGGCACCGGGCCGATTTCCGGCTCATTGTTCTGGGCGCCGTAGAAGGTGAACGGAATCTCGGTCCACGGCTTGCCAGCGCCATTGAGCGGCGTCGTGCTCGTCGCCACCCAGTCTCCCGCGTCGGCCTTCCGCCATAGCTCCATCGTGTAGGTGGTATCGAGGCGCAGCACGCGATACTGCGGCTTCGCCTCGGTCGCGAACTCGTCTTCGACGTCGTAGGTCTCCGCCAGCACCACGAGGCCGAGCACCGTGCGACCACCCCGCTTCACCGTGCGCCAGTTGATGATCGACTTGGCTTCGTAGTTGGTGATCGTGGCGTGGACGCCGGAGGAAGCCTGATCGGCCTTCGAGACGTCGCCTTCGACCACCGGAAAGTCCACCAGCAGGCCACCGCGCCCACGCTTCAGGTTGCCGGCCACCGCAGCCTGCGCCTGCTGGATCAACGTGGTGCCGGACCCGCTGGCGTCAGCCTTGAGGAAGTCGAGCGCCGTGGGCATCTCGATCTCCGGCCACTGGCTGAAGGCGACGCCGACAAGGCCGCTGACGGTGCGCCCGGCCGCGTTGACGTAGACCGCTCGGTACACGTACTGGTCGAAGCGTGCAATGTTCTGCGCGCTGCGGTCGGTCGGGTTCGGGCGCGGCAGGTAGAAGTCACCCTTCGCCTTCACAGCCCACTCGCCGCTGGTGGCGTCGTCCACGATGTCCCACAGCTTGCGGGCGGCATCGTAGTCCCCGCGCGTGGTGGTGACGTCTCCGGCCATCAGTTGGCAAATCCCATGGTGATTCGAGAAACCGGCTTGATGACCGGATAGGTGCGGTGGATGAAGTAGCCACCGGCGTCGTTTGTGTGGTCAGCCCCGGACTTCTTGTCCGGCTCGCCCTTGTCGTTCCATATCTGCTGCTCGAGGTGGTCCGCGTAGTGCGGGCACTTCTCAGCGTTGACCCGGTAGCGCCGTTCGCCGTTGGCGTTGCAGAACATCGCGTTCATGGCGTTGATGCGGTCCTTCACCGGCGGGTTGGCCTGCGGCACCGAGACGCCGAAGCCCGCCGCCTTGAGCAGCGCGATGTCCGTCGCCGAGGCGTTCACGGACTTGCGGGAATCGCCCGACGCATCCGGGTAGATGCGTATCTCGCACGTCTTCTTGAACTGGTCGCCGTCGTACCGCCAGTAACGTTCCTTGATCTGGCGAATCATGTCCGGCGTGTCGTAGCCGTCGATGATCTCGTCCACGGCCCGCGGATCGTCCCCGCGTTTGACGTGCACGATGGCGGCCATGTGGCCCACGTTGAAGTCCATGCCGATGTGCAGGGCTTCGACCGCCTGGCCCGCCGCGCCGGTCTTGATCGTATCGGTGCAGCCGTTCTTCTTTCGGTCGTACTGGTGGTACACGGTGCCGCTGAGCAGGTTGACGAACTGCCCGTCGAGGTATGCCTGGATCAGCTGCGGCGGGTAGCTGCCCAGCAGCGACTCGATGTAGTCGTCCGGAAGGTTCGCCTCGTTATCGTACGTGCTGGCCTGGACCATGCCGTAGAGGGCAGCCAGGTGCGGCTTCTCGCGGACTTCCTTCACCCACTGCTCGTAGACGAACTGGAAGCCCTCCGGCGTCGTGGTGACGTCGATGCCGTTGACCAGGCCGTCGCCCTTCTGGCGAAGACGGGCGATGATCTTGCGCCATGCCGCCCTCGCCTTCTCCTTCTTCAGCACGTCCAGCTCATCGACCAGCGCCCGGCCAATCTTGAAGCCGACGATGTTCTTCGGCTCGTCCATGGACCGGCAGATCACGGTGCCGCGGTACTGGCGCCCGCTGTAGACGTGGACCTCCTTGTTCCCCTCGCGGGTGACGGTGCGCAGGCCCCAGTCCGCGGCTACCTCCTCCATCGTGGGGAAGAAGATGTCGCGGATCATCGGGTAGGTCGGCGCGAAGTAACCAGCATTGATCCCCGGGAACTCCCAGAAATGCTGCGCGAGCCCAGAACACCCGACCCACGTTTTCCCCGAACCGAACCCTGCAACGAACGCCCTGAACTTGTGCGGTAGCGCCAGGAAGGCGGCCTGCGGGACGTTAAGTGTTGGCATCCCGCTTCCGCGCATCCACGACGGTTACCTCGACCCGGCTGGGCGGAAGGTCAGGCTGATCGGCGTCCATCTTCGTCTGGCGGTTCACGTACACGTCGCCCACTTCCTTGGCGGCCTGCTCCAGCAGCTGCGCTGTGAGCGAAAGGTTGCGCATGTTCTCCGCACGCTCAGCAAGGCGTCCCAGAGCCCGTAGACGATAGGCCCGGTTGGCGATGGGGATGTCGGCGGTTTCCTCCCGGAATCGCTTCCGCGTGTCCTCGAATAGCGTCCGAAGCCGCTTGGATAGGTCACGGCCTGCCCGCTTCGTCGGGTCGTGCGCCTCGCAGCGCTGGCGGCTGATCTCGATCCCGAACTCCTCCTTGACCGCCGCCGCCACTTGGGAGGGCGTGTCGAAGCAGGCAAGCGCCTGCACGATGAATCCTTGGACCTCGCTCGTCAGTTTGGCCATATGTGGGCTCCGTCACGGGTCTGTCGTAGGGTCAGGCAGACTTCAGCAGACAGGTGCCGCAGGCCCTCGCAATGTTGATCTTCGCCACTTCGGGCGGCTTGTTGGCTGCCTTCACCAGGGCGGTAACGCCCTCGCTGGCACCGTACCTACGGACCACCCCTACGAACTCTTCCACGTCGTGACCCCGGAGGCTCAGCTTGGGGCGACCCTCTTTCGTGAACTTGGGCGCCCCGAACTCGTCCCGGGCGTGACCGATGTGGTACAGCTCGTGCTCCACCAGGGCGCAGAACTCGGCATCCGAACACGTGGCGCTGTAGTCAGCGGCCAGGGTGATCAGGAAGTCGGGGACGTGGCCGTACCACCTGACCATCTGCTGTTCCTGTCGCCCCTTTTGCCAGGCACCGGAGCGGAAGGTGACCTCCTCGCACTGGCCCAGCACGTAGCGCCCACGCTTCTCGAAGCCGGACGCTGCCCAGAGGAACGAGAACGAGGCGTCCCGTAGGTGCTCGTGGTCCTCATTGGCAAGGAAGCCACCCTCGTCGATGAAGGTGGCCACCGCCCACTCATGCACCTCTGGGGCTGGGACGAAGCTGTCGGCGCATCCAGCGCCCTCGACGAACTGGCCCATGGCAGCAGGGGGGAATGGGCGATTCATCGACTGTCCTAAACGAAGAAGCCGCCCGAAGGCGGCTCCGTTATCCGTGCTCAGCGCTGTGCCAGGATCACAAGAGCTCCATCGGCGCCCTTGTGGTAGAGCGTCCACCTAGACACCCAGGCCGCACCGACATCCACCGCTCCTGTGGCGCCAGTTAGGAGGTTGGCCATGTGATATTCCGTCGGACCAAACTGCCCCATCGGTGCCAGTGACACGAGGACAAGCATCGAGCCATCGGGATTTATAGCCATCTCTCCCGGCTCGTTAGAAGGGCCTTCAGTAAAAGCCTCAAAGCGCAGAGCAAGATTGGTGCCGGATAGATTTAAAGCAGCGGGCGGAAACCGAGATTCACCGGCCGGAGCGAATGCATCCGCCCCACTCAGGTTCACCCGACACAGCGCATTCTGCGTAACCACCCGGAGTTCTACCCGTCCGTTCGGCGCAGCCTCGAACGCGAGACCGCCAGATTTTTCATATCGCGCGAAAATCTTTACGTCCGCCATGTCCATGGGTCCAATCCCAAGTACCGGCCCCGTCTTATCTGCGTCCATAAAACCCTCCTGATGCCGTGCATTCGGCATCAGGAAGCGTACACGGTCATGTGCGGCCTGAAAGATTTCATGGCGCAGGACTCCGACATTCCGACGGCGGCGTGTCATGACCGGCTGTGCTCACCCACCAGACCAGGCACCGTAGACGCGCCGCGCATTTGTCGTAGGCAACCTCCGCCCGGACCTTGTTCTCTTGGATGTCCCCGACCACCAGGGTAGGCTTGAACACCGGGGCTTCGCACAGCTTCAGGAGGCCGTCAACGGGCTTGGCTGTGTCCACCACGGTTCGGGTTGTCACCACCGGCTCCGGGGCACGGGGTGCCATCGAGCACGCAGCCAAGAGCAGGAGGCACGGCAGTATCCAGTAGGGCTTTCGCATCCGCATTGCTCTTCTCCAGCTCGGCGAGCTTTCGGCGAACCGTGTCGCCCTTCGTATCGGCCTTGGCCAGTTCGCCCTGCAGTTCACCCAGGGCTTGGCTGTCGATCGTGCGTAGCCGCTTCAGCTCGGCGATCGCGTCGTCCTGATCCTTGTTGGCCTGGACCTGCTGCGACAGGTCGTGGGTGAGGCCGCCTACGCGACCCGACACATCGGTCAGGCTGCTGGTCAGCGACGCCACCGTCTGCCTGTTCGTCCACCAGGTAGCGAGCGTCCAGCCGGCGAGCGCGACGACAGCCGCGATCAACCCGTATTCGATGATCAGGCGGGCCTTCGAGGTGACGAAGGACCACCCGTTACGCAGGAGGCTTGTCATTGTCCTGACTCCGGTTGAGACCGAGCTGCTTCCAGACGACACGCTGGATGACTTGGATAGACGCCTCGGCGCCGAGCCACCCGCTTATGCCGACCGTGACGGCCGTCCACTGAAGGCTCAGCCCGCCGATCTGGCATAGCCACATCACGAGCAGCCCGACGAAGCCGGACGCGAGCCCCTGCACGCACGTCGGCCAGAATTGAACAGGCTGGTGCGAGTCCAGCGTGCGCACCACTCGGCCCAGCACACCGGCCAGTGTCGCGAACGCTGCGAAGGCAACACCCTGTAGCCACCCGTGGTTCGGATCTTCGGGGACCATCAGATCACCTTGCCGCCGGCCTTCTGGTAGGCGCGGGTCAGATCGGCGAGGGTGTGCTCGTGCTGGCCATAGTTGGCACCGGGAAGGCTGGCCCAGCGGCTCGCGCACAGCCGGATGGCCGCAGAGAGGTTGCCGGCCTGGATCTGCTGTATCGCCTTGCACTCGCGCAGCAGCTGGATGGCCCATCGGTCCTGGCTCAGCGGGCCGAAGTCAGCCAGGCCAAGCTGCCGGCGGTACGCGTCCCAGTACCGCCCCATGAACTGGTAACGGCCGGCCGCGTCGGAATTCAGCGACACGCTGCGGATGCGCGGGTGCTCGGCATAGCTCTGAAACAGGATCGGCTTCGCCGGCGTCGAGCCCACGCATACGCGGTAGCCGTCATCGGTGGCGGGCGTGAGCAGGCCGGAACCCAGCTCAGACCACGCGATCATGTCGAGGAACGCGACGACGTTGCTGCCGCCCGCCTCGTTCGCAGTGATTCTGGCCATATCGGTCCTGCAGGATAAATGGGCCCGCGCCGAAGCGCCGGCGGCCCCGGGGAGGGAATTGAGTCCAGTTCAAGGCCGCCAGGGCTGGGGCCGCCTGACGCTAGACATCCGCGCGCGGCAAAGCGGCGCCGCGGCAACTTGCGCATTTAGGTATTGCAGGGTACGCGGCGCGGCCAATTTGCAGCGCGGCAGAGGTGAAAAAGCGAAGCCCAGCCATTGCTGGCTGGGCTTCTTGACCATGGTGGGATTCGAACCCACTACCTGCGGATTATGAATCCACTGCTCTATCCAAATGAGCTACACGGGTAGCCGTAGCATTTCAAATTACCGTCGCAACGGCAATTGGAAAAATTCCTATTTGCGCCAGCCGCAGACGACCGCATTTCTTCAGTGCCCGACCTGACGGGCATATAGGAAATCGACATGGCAACTAAGAAAGCAGCTCCAACACGCAGCCGCAGTGCCGTGACGGGCCGCACCGTTACGGCAGGTTTTGCGAAGGCTCACCCCAGCACTACGGTTACAGAAAAGATCAAGCCGAAAACGCCAAAGAGCCCAAAATCGCCGAAGAGTTGAAAAAAACCCCGGGTTTCAGCCCCGGGGTTTTTCAGATCGTCGCGATGTCACGATGCCCATTTTCCACAGAAGTATTGATCAATCAAGCTCTACGATCGCTTCCAGCATCTGGACCCGCTCGTGATCGGTCAGCGGCTCGTTGAACGGGATGTGCAGCCATCCGGCGACGTGGATCTTCGCCAGGCGCAGCAGCTGGCTGAAACGTGTGGTGTCCACCGCCACGCCAAGGCGGCGAAGGCGACGGATCTTCTCCATGCGCGGCTGATCAGGGTTGAGGTACTCGGCACGCAGCACCATCGCCGGCCCGTAGCCGGTGGGCTGGCACTCGAGGGCTGCCACCGCTTCGTGCACTTCGTCTGCGGCCGTGCGCTCCGGCTGGTGGCCAAGGCCGGACGGTGCCCTGCCCTCCCATCGAATCAGCGAGGCCAGCCAAGACCCGCTACTGCCGCCGAGGTGCTCCCTCTTGCCTTCGCGATATTCCTTCGCCCATTCGTTGAGGCGAGATTCGAGTGTCGTGGAGCGTCGCATCGGTTTCCCCTGGATAGTCATGTGCGATTTTTCTTCTTGCGGCGTGTCAGCTCGCGGCGGATCAGATCGGCGCGACTCTGCGAGGCGCGTAGCGTGGCGCGGGCTTCTTCGAATTGGCGGGAGAGGATGCTGGTGGGAATGCCCTCGAAGCCGGTTCGCGACGACGCTTGGCGAGCCTTGCCTGCATGCGAAGCCACGGCCGGCACTCCGCCTGCTCCTCCGGCGTCAGGGCGTCGATCAGCGGCCCCCACTTCATGAAGTCCGGCTCCCGCCGAATGATCGCCAGCGCCTTGCCCAGATGGTGGCAGATGGTCATTCATGTGCCTTTCCAGTGAGTGACCACAGGTAGCGGACCCGGCGGTCGCCCGTCGGAAACCTCTCGCGAGTGACGCGGCCGTGCCGCATCAGGTGGAGCAGGTGAGCAGATGCATGCTGCGGAGTGATCCCTATCTCCGCGGCGACCTCGCCCGTGACGGCTGGGCCATCGGCAAGCACGGCCAGGATGCGACCGCCTTGGGTCATGGTGACGATCGCGGTCATGCCGGGCGTTCCAGAGCGGTGACGGCCACGCCAAGCGCAGCCCACGCGTGCGACTTCACGCCGTAGGTCGGCCCGGGAGCCTTCTTGGTGCCAGGCGCACCGAGCTTGTCGATCAGCGCCTGCCGGATGTTGCCGTCCTTGGCGCGCGGCGTACCGCACAGATGCATCTTCACGTCCTTGCGGTAGATCAGCCTCACCGCGTCCGGGTCACGGCACGCCTGCTGGAAGCGGCCGATCCATCGCACTGTCTCGAACACCTCAGCGCCAACGGGCATGCCATAGCTGGCGATCATCTCGATAGCAACGGCCGGTTCGTCCCACAACTGGACGAAGTTGAGCATGCTGTAGTTGGGCAGTACACCGGCCTGCTCGGCGCATCCATCGTTGAGCACGACATAGCCGGACTCGGTGGTGCCTGGATCGATGGCGAGGATCATGCCGCCACCGCCTGCGCTTCGCGCGCACGTGCCGCCGCGAGCACCTGGGCGTAAGCCTCGGGGTGCTGTTCCTCGAAGCGAGGTAGCGTGCCGCGAGCCCAGCGGCCACCGCCGATGGAGGTGAGCCAGCCGTCGCTGGCACAGAACCGCCGGGCGTCGACGCTGTGGTCACGCACGCTCTTCGCTGTCACAAAGCCGAAGACCTCGAGGTCCGCGATGACCTTCAACGCGCCGATCTTCCACGGCGTGAGCTGTGTCGGGCACGGGACACCCGCGCGCACGGTCGGGACTATCTCTGGTAGCACGCAACGGCGAACGGGGTTCCAGTCGTGCCACGCGATGTCCCACGGTAGAAGGTCGCCAACGGTCGCATCGCACTCCCGCGCATCACCTCGATGCCGGCTGATCTGAAAATGCATGAACGTCGTTGACCGGGCATAGCCGTCAGGCGTCCATACCTGCACCCCCAGGATGCGAAGCATCTTCGCGATTCCCTCAGACGACTCGCCGATGTACGGCACGATGACGGCACGAAAGTCCGGCCCTTGCCTCCCATCGCCGTAGCCCTGATGAACGTCGGGGAGGATCTGGTCGGCGACCTTCGCGTTGAGCGATAGCTTCGCCTCGACACCCAACTGGTGTCCGGTGGCATCTCGAACCATCAGAATGTCGAAGCCCGCCGTCTCCGGGTAGATAGTCCAGCCACCCATGGCGCGCATGTCATCCATGAAGAGGTCGCAGAGCGCGGCCTCTGTTGGGAACTGCGCTTTGATCTCCGCGGCCTTCATGCTGCCTCCCGGCGTATGGCTTCCTGCGTCCTCAGCACGCCCTCGGCGTGCCACAGGCGCAGTTCCGTTGTGGTGTGGATGGTCTTAAGACGGCCGTCGACGGCGTCGTGGCAGCGGGAGCAACCCCAGGCCCCCTGCTCGTCGTCAGGCTTCTGGCCAGCGCCCGTGGCAAGGCGGTAGTGGCACAGCACGACGGTGCCCGCATCGTGCGAGCAGATGCCGGGCACGCGGATCATGCACGGCCGATCGCGCGCACCCTGGCGCGCGGGCGTGGCCTTCGGGCGCGACTTCCGCATCGGTGCCTTGCGCTTCGGTCGCGCCATCACGTCCAGCGCAGCCTTTGCGCCGTCCGCACGGCCCATCTGCGGCACGCGGCCCAGCGCCTTGCCCCGCGGCATCGGCGTCTTCCGGACGAGCCCCTTAGAGCGGGTCACGCCGCCCACCGCTGGTCGCCGTGAAGCGGGTCCGGCGATGGCACGTCGACACCGGCTTCGGCGCCGATCTGCTGCACCATGTCGTAGAACGCCGCGAACTCGACCGTGCCCAGGACGTCGCGCTCGCCCTGTTCGTTGGAGGTGGTCGTGCGGCGGGGGCGACGGCGGCGCTCGCCGAAGATATCCACTACCTCCCAGCCGAAGTACCTGCCACAAAACTCGTGATGCAGTTCGTCGGCGGTGTAGCCGGTCGCTTCCGTGAGCTTCGGGTAGGCCACACCCCAGAGCGCCGCGTTCTGCGGGCAGGTGCGCTCCTTTCGGGCTTCCTTGATCTCGATGCGCCAGGACTTCGACACCGGCAGCCGGTCGACGAAGGCATGCACGTTGGCTAGCACCGCGCTACGCTCGGGCCCGTTCGCGTTGAGGGTGTATTTCTGGCTCACGGACGGATCTCCGCGCTTCCGTTGAGCAGCAGATAGGCCACGTGCTCGCGAAGCGTCAACCGGCGCTGTTTGCCCCGCACGTTTCGAACGAACAGACGAAGGCCGCGACGGCTCACGAGAACCACAGACGAGTCCAGCGCATGCGCTGCCTCGAGCAGCTGATGCTTCAATGGTCCATTCTGGTCGTTGTAGCTCAGCGTGCGCGCCTTGCTCTGCAGCCAACTGGCCAAATTGCTGATGTGCGTGAACCTGCTCATGCCGCCATCCTCCCCGGCACGACGCCGTGCTTGCGCTCAATGGATTCGCTCCGGCATGCCTTGCACCGGGCGAAGTTCACGGCCCCGTTGATCTCGCGCCAAAACTCACGCGTGGCCG